TCTGCTTATCTACATCCAAACAAGAAGACTATGATATCCTTAAAAGATTCAACGGCAAGAAAAGACTCGTTGTTGGTAATCATGATACTCCTGAGAGGATCAAAATATATCACCAATATTTCGAAAAGATTTATGGATATTCTACTATAGGACAAAAGAACGGACGAGATGCTGCTGCTATTGTATCTCATATTCCTGTACATCCTAGTCAGTTAGAGGAACGTTTTAAATTCAACATACATGGCCATCTCCACCAAGAAACCATAAAACTTTCCGATGGTACTCTAGACAAGAGATATGTTTGTGTATCTCTGGAGCAGATTAACTATACCCCAATATCACTAGAAGAAATATACGAAAAGGTTAAGCAAAATGACTGATAGAGATTACGATGATAATGTAGGATCGTCATACTATAGCTCGGAAGGTCCTGGTAGAATATTTGACTCTTTGGCTCGAGAAGAAAATAAAAAAAGATATAATCCTACAGGACTAGGGACATGCAGCAATTGTCATCATGTAAGCAGTCTTTATTATTACGGGACATTTACTAATTGGTGTTCATCCTGCATAGAAGAAAAGTTTATCGCAAAATTTATGAGTATGGTTGAAGATTTTAAGCGATATAAAATAAAAAAAGATAAGAAAGTATAAATATTATTATGAAGATGTCAGTACACTTTCATAACGTTTCTAGACCTAAGGATGTGCAAACTTTAATTGATTGTACATTCAGAGATACTTTGTTGGATCTTTGCAATGGTGTAGAAAAAGCTCATCAACTGAGATCTCAATTCAGATCATCCCCTCATAAACGATTCCTTGATTGGAACAGATTTTATAGAGTAGCTTTTGCTGCTGCTACAAAACCTTTGTCTGACAAGGAAAGAGAAAAGGTGTATCCTGTTATTGAGTTTTCTTAACTCTTTCCTCTAAAAGGAGACAATATATTGGCTAAAAAGTCGAAGTCTAAACACAAACAACTTGACATTCCTCTTAATATTATTGACACCAAAGAACCTCCTCAACAAAGAAAGAAATTTCATCACAAAGATCTTATACAATATCAACCACTAACACATAATCAAAAAATATTATTTGATACATTTAGAAATTACAAAGATAAACATCTAGCATTATTAGGAACAGCAGGAACCGGTAAAACGTTTTCTGCTCTATTTTTAGCTTTAAACGAGTATCTGTCTAGTGGAGAGTATGATCATATAGTTATTATAAGATCTTGCGTGGCGTCTAGAGAAATTGGATATCTCCCAGGGACAGAAGAAGAGAAATCAGCAGTGTACGAAGCTCCTTATATTTCTATTTGCAATGAACTGTTTAAATTTTCAAACTCATATGAATCTTTAAAGAAACTTGATATTGTAAACTTTAATACATCATCATTCTTAAGAGGAACAACGTTTAATAATTGTATAGTTATTGTGGATGAAATTCAGAATTTTTCTTGGCAGGAATTGGATACTATTATGACTAGAATAGGAAAAAATTCTAGATTAATACTCTGTGGGGACATTAAACAAAATGATCTGAATAAACACAAAAACGATGTTTCTGGGTTTGATAAGCTATATCAAATTATTGTCAATATGGATGATTTTGAAATTATAGAGTTCGGTATAGAGGATATAGTCAGATCAGGGTTTGTAAAGAATTATATTATAGCTAAAGAAAAAACTGGGAATTAATTCCCAGTTTTAGTATCCGTTATATTATTTTCAGTCTAGCACCAGAATCCTCTTACGAAGATTGTAGCTCCTACTGTACCCGTTCCAGCAACTGAACATGTTACTGTCAACGCATCCCCTCTTGCCATCATAGACATTGCTGTAGCTGCTGTTGAGCTTGATCCTGTAACATGAGCAGAATAAGGTGTTGCTGCAGTCAATGAAGATTTCTCAGTAGCATCAATAGATAGTTTATTAGTCCCCATCATAGTTGAACCATTCTTGAGAATGTCAAAAGTAGGATTCCCTGACGATGACGCTGTTTTATTGCTTGCCATAAAATCCAATATTTGGAATCTTGACGGGAATATATATTCAGCTGTTGTACCAGTTGTTAGGGTTGTTGCAGAATCTACCAGAGGAATCTCAATAACATCAGCAGAACCGATCCAAGGCATATTTGAGGCTTGAGCAGCTGTAACAGCTTCAAGTTTTCCTACACCACTTTTATCAATTAATGTAAGTTTACTATATCCACATTGTTGTGTAGCGACAGCAGTGTTAGTAAAGAATACTCTAGGAGGTGCCGCAGTAGTTGCTCCCATAACAATAGTAACATTGCCTAAGTGCATAAAATCACCAGTTGTCGTCAATCTACCCGGAGTTTGTGAAGTTTTTGCAAAAGGATTTCCTGTAAAGTCAAAGAAACAGTCTGTTGCGATAAAAGAGTTTGCTGCAGTAGATGATTGAATTCCATACTGACCAATATCAAACATTTTAAGACCTGATGCTACTACGTCAGCTCCACCACTCAGTTGAATAGGAATAGGAACGTTGTCTGTAAGCAATCCTGATATAACTATTTTACCTCTATTTGCAGCGGTCGTCCCAGAAATATTATCTACAATAATTGCAGATGACCCAGCAGGAGAATCTCTTAGATTTCTAACTTCAATATTTTCAAATAATGTTATAGAGTTTATCAACTTAGCACTATTAGCATACCTTAACCCGCCATATCCACCTACTTGATGGTATCCTTTTACAGAGACGTTAGAGGCTCTAATTTGTAAACCAAAACCATTATAAGAACCCCAGAAAGGTCCTTGCATAGGTTCTATAACTTCAATATTGGTGAAACTAATATAAGAACCTTCTTCGTGAGTATCAATAGGAACACCATAAGCTCCAACAGATTTGATATTTGTACACGACACGTGTGTAGGCTGCCCTCTACGATACCATTCACCGTCTGTATATGTACTATCACCGTTACCGTCCGTCGTAACTGCGTGACGACCCTCAGATGCATATACACCATCAATATGAGAGCCGTAACAGTGACCGTATACCTGAACCCCATAACCAAGCAAACCATTCCAAGAAACAGAAGACGTGTTCGTGTTAGGAAGACGTAAAGCTTTAATGTTTCGAACTTTAGCTAAAGGGCAATTAAATAATTCTAACCCACCTTCAAATACTCCGTCGAATATAACATCTTCAATAATAGGTTCACAGAAGTTTCTAACAATCATAGAATGAGCGTGTTCTCCCAATGTCAGGTCGATAGTAGTATCTTTCCAATCACCATTGCGAGAGAATGTTCCACCAGTCCATCTGAAAGTTCTATCTCTTTTATATTTTGCCGCCGTAACGTTTGTAGTGTAGTAAGAAACGTCTTGTGCCAACAATCCAGACAAGAAGATTTTTCCAGTAGATACCCAACGAACTTTAATAGCTTCACCCATACGTCTAGATCCACCTGCTGGGTGAATATCCGACGAAGATACTACAACGATGTCCTCAACAGCAAATGCTGCACTGCTAGCAACGTTTAAAACGTGAACATAGTCACTTGTACCATCGTTGACAAAGTCGGGAGCAGACCCGAAGTCTGCTGCTAACTCTTTTGTAATAGATGTAACAGCGACTTGCGTAGCACCTGTTGTAACATAAGTACTTTGGTAATCTGTGGAAATAGGCTTAACGTTAACATCGCAAAGAAACTTAACGTTTTTATCACATACAACATTCCAGCTAGAATCTGCATTCACAGACGCGCTTAAACGATAGGCGCCATCAGGAATGAATAAGGTATTTTTACCAGATGCTTGGATAGCTGCTGTTAATGCTGCAGAAACATCAGTTGTTCCTGTCTTATCTCCGATGAACACATTACGAAGGCCTATAAGACTATCGATGTATGATGCTGTTTTTGAAAGTGTAAATGACATATTAGAGTGCTCCTAAAAGTAAGTGTCCGTCAGACGAATATAAAAAATGGCTATCAGAAGATACCAAAGCATTAGTTGTTATGATGTTTGTTGAAAATCCTAAACCAATCCCAACCCAAAGCATTATGCATATCCTTTAACCGTTGCTGAACCACTAACTGCAGTGATTCTGGAGAACGCAAACGGATATAACATTCCGGGAAATAGAGTATTGGTTGTGTGAGATGAGGTGTCCCCTATCATTATCCCAGAAACAGTACACTCAGCGGAAACCATAATGGCTCGTGTAGGGATAGTTAGGTCAGATGTGCTAGGAGAGACGTCAAAAGCTTTGCGGATAGGTGCATATGCATCATATTCCGATTGTCTGTTATAGTTATAACCTTTAGACATGTGTAGTGAACCTCTTCGATATCATATATTTATTAATATATGTATTTATACGATAGAGAAGAGGGCTATACTACGTCCAGAGATATCCTCTAGATTTAACTAAGTTTGTAATATGAAGAGTGTCCAGATTGTATAGTTGGGTTTCTAAATTGGTGCATTCCTGTATAGATATTTGAGGATATGTATCAATCAAATCTTCGAGCTTTTTTCTATCAGTTTTAAACCAACTATAAGCTAATTTAATATTATGATATGCTTCAACGCGTTCTGGATAATCTAAACTGTCTTTAATCTGTTCGTCTATATAAGCTAATCCTAAGTTGTCTTTGGAACGTTTATCAACATCAAAACACATCCTATACATATGATCACACTCAACTTCTACAAAATCCATACAAAGAGTTTTAATAGCATATAGCATCCTTGTATCAGTATCCCAATATCCTACAGGAAGATCAGTTTTAACTATATTATACTTTTTAACAAAGAAATGTCTAAAATATTTTCTACAAATCCTATAAACTTTTCCTGGGATATAAACAATATCTCCAATAAAATCTGGATAAGTTCTCATAAGGAAGAATAGAATAGGATGATCCTTTTTAGCTTGCTCGTCGAATTTTGCAGTTTTATCCCACAAATCGCGTAAAGCCGTGGCATCATAGGTTTTTCCGTAAGAAGTTTCCTCGAAATCTACACCTTTAACCTCTACATACTTAACTTTAGCCATCTCAGCCAACTTATCGAAGGTTTTATCTTGAATATAGTTCCAAACATCTTCAAGCTTATCAAAAATTACCATAATCTATTACCTTTAAACCAATTGACTCTATTCATCCAACCGTCTTTAAATATCAGTTGAGAAGAGTCGTTTTTCATGATCTGATCATATAACCATATACGCCACTTAATCATATATTGTAGAACAATTTCAGTAGAATAGCAAGGGAGTTTGGAATAAGTCTGTTTCCCTAAAACCCCATCAACAACAAGTTTTTCTCCACAGTCGTTCAATGCTCTTTGAACTATTTTTCTTACGGATATAGGATTGTGTTGGACGTAACAGTCAAACATAAAATGCCAAAGTTCTTCTGGGAATCTAGTATCTATTTCATAGCTATCAAAATAATTCTTCCTATAAATCTCTATTGCTTCAGAGATCTTCATATTTTTTATATCTTCATTAGTAACAGTCTTGTTAAAATACGTTTCGTACGTTTTCCTAGTGATCCCGAAGTTTGTAGCACCTCCTTTATCATTCTTGTTGTTGACGTACCCGCCTTCAAAATGTTTTATAGTGTGTTCTATAATTTTGGATATTTTTTCGTCTTTTGTCATTTTATATGTTGATTTCCCTAGAGTTTATTATATAATCGTATTTATAAAGAGGTTAATAAAATGTTTTGTTTAAGAATACCTACAGGAGAATTAAAAGGATTGTTTCTTATGAATAATCTAGCAGATTGTCCTGTGTTCGAAACAAATCTTGAATCCACGAAAGAAAGTTATAAAAATTTCTGGGGATTTGAGATCGTAGAAGTTGACAATTTAACAGAACGCAATATAATACAATCTCACGGAATTATACCTAAACCTATAAATGATATTGAGGATTAATTAACATTATGGCTGACGATAAAAGAGAAATCTTACAGAAACTACAAGAATTGCTGGCAATGGATAATTCCGATAAGGAATATCTTGTTGATGCTCTTTTAAAAGATAAAGAGGTTAAGCAACAGATATCCTCTAGATTAGTGACCGTTGTTGAAAATATGATAAATCACGAAGATTCTAATAATGTTATCAAGAATGTTATTGGAAAAATTGTAGAGAATCAGATGAAAGAAGCTTTACAGTCTTATAAAGATGTTTTTTTAGAAGAAATCGAGCAACAGTATATTAAAGCTAAACAAGATGTTTCTAACGATATTCTAGCTAAAGCTGATGAATACTCTTCTAAAGTAGAAGGCGAACTTAAAGCAGTTCTAGCGACCGAAGTTGCTACTGCTTTATACGATAAAATGACCTCCAAGTAACAAGTTTTTCTCCTAAAACTCTCATCTCCCTATAATAAATAGTATTATAGGGAGATTTTTTATATGGAAAATTTTGAAGAATATCAAGAGTTAATAGAATCTCTAGGAATAGATGACAGTAAAGTCTATAGGATATTGTTATCAGACGGGACGGATATTGTAACGGAAGTCTTGCCGTTCAACGGAAAATCTAAAAAGATCACAGCAGTCAATCCTTTGAGAATCCTAAAGGATCATTTTATAGACGATGGATTGTTAATGGGGAGCGAGATACTGGTATTATTTGATCCCAGCATAGAGAATCCAATGATAGAGTTTAATAGATCTCTAATTATTACTATGTATAAAGTCGACGGAGAAACTATAGAAAGATATGCTCTAACCTTATTTGATCATTATTTTCCTTTAGATGTCCAAATCGACCTAGATGAACCTAAAAAATCTAAAATTTCAAAAAAATCAATTAAAACTAATATAGTGTCTTTTATTGAATATAAGGATAAAAGAACTAAAGGAATCTTTTAGAGAGTTGGTCGAAGATCAACATTTCATTCTTTATTTTCTTTCCCAAGAAGATCTTAATAAATATATTAAAGAATCTATAGAATATACATACCATTTCATTAAATACTTAATGATTATAATATAAAAAGTATAAACAGGCAACAGTTGATTTTATGACATATAAAACTCCAATGTTCTCTAAGGGAACAACAACTTATAAAGATTTTGATATATCTTTTAAGTATAATCCTTCAACTGGAGATCTAAGAACTGTTACTGATAATAATTCTATAAAACAATCTATAAAAAATATTATTTTTACTTTATATGGAGATAGACCGTTCGATCCTAATTTTGGAGCAGGAATACACTCTATGTTGTTTGAACCTTTAGATCAAATTACGAAGATAGAGATTGAAAACAGATTATTCGAGAGTTTATTGTATTACGAACCTAGAATAGATATTTCGAGAGTGTCTGTATCTTCTGGAGTAGATGATAATTCAGTATCAATAACGATAGCATATTCTATAAAGAATCAAGCTACCCCTCAAAGTTTAAACGTAGTATTAAGTAGGATAAGATAATGTCTGAGACAGATTATACAAAAATAAAACAAGACATAGTTGATCATTTTAAAGATCTTACGGAATTTACAGATTATAACTTTGAAGGATCTGCAATATCCACTCTGATGGATATTCTTGCTTATAACCAACAGAACTTAGCTTTACAGTCTAATTTATCATTTTCCGAGACTTTTCTTGACAGTGCTAATCAACGATCTTCTGTAGTATCTCGTGCTAAGGAGCTAGGATATATTCCTTCATCATCTAGTGCTGCCATAGCAAGTGTATCAGTGACATTCTCTGTCGCAGGGAATCCTCTACAATACGTTATTCCGAAGAATACGATATTTTTAGCCAAAGGAGATTCTAAAACATATTCTTTTACAACGGTTTCAGACACAATTGTTAATAAAGTGTCCAATACATTTTCCACAACACTAGAACTCGTTCAGGGCAAACTATCAACATATTCTTATACTGTAGATACATCTAACGTTCTCCAAAAGTATATTATTCCTTCTACGGAAGTTGACATTGATTATTTGTCCGTATCCGTAAACGGGACAATATACGAAAACTTTAAAAATTATAGTATAGGATCTTTGGACAGAAATTCTAAAGTATTTTATATATTTGAAAATATAGATGGATACTATGAAATATATTTTGGAGATGGTATTTTAGGCAAGAGTGTAATTAACGGAGATGTTATATATATCACCTATCTTATTACAGATGGAGAGGATGCTAACTATCTTAATAAATTCACATTAGGATCAACATTATCTCTAGTAACAAGCCTCAGTATGACAACATCTAATCCTGCTATGGGAGGATCCGCTAGAGAATCTATCGATTCTATCAAGTTTAACGCTCCTCTAGCGTATCAAAAACAAAATAGGTCCATAACTAAGCCAGACTACATTTCTCTCATTAAATCGAATGTATCAGGAATAGAGGATGTTAACGTTTGGGGAGGGGAGGAGAATATTCCTCCGTACTACAATAAAGTTTTCATATCGTTAAAGCCTTTTGGAGGAAGATATATATCATCTCTCTATAAAGAGAAGATTAAAAACATGATTAAAGATAATTATGGCATATTAACATCTCGCACTGAAATTGTAGATGGAGATTTTACCGACGTTGGAGTTGATTGCACAGTTACCTATAGCGGCAAGAGATATAATCCTCTAGCATCAACAACTCTTAGTGATCAGATCAAAGCTAGTATAGTTTCCTTCTTTGGGTCATACGGCAACAAGTTTGGAGAAACTATATACCATTCATCTCTATTAAATAAGATTACAAATACTAGTGACTTGATCCTTAATTCAATCTTAAACTTTACACTTACCAAATACAATAAAGTATACTTTGGAATTTCTGGAGAATACTCGTACAATTTTAACAACTATATAGCCCCTAACACTATAAGAAGCAATAGTTTCGTTGTTGGAGGGGTTACGTATAGCTTAAAAGATTCTCCGCAAGGTGCGTATCCATACACTAGTGGAAATGTTATATTATACAATGCGACATCCAGTATAGTTATAGGGACAGTCAACTACACGACAGGATCCATTGTTATTTCTAATATAGCTATAGATTCTATTGTTGGAGGAGGTACGGAATTATCTGTTACAGTCAACCAAGGTTCTTTTATAGACAATGATACTGTGTTTTCAGACTACAACATCTATACAAACAAAAGAAATCAGTTAATAAGATTAGTAGAGAATCAAATTTCAATAACTCTCCTTCCGGATAACACCAGATAATGCCAAATATATCAAAAACTATACTGGATAGATCTCTCCCTCAATACATTCAGAGTGAATATCCTATGTTTGAGTTGTTCATGAAAGCTTACTATGAATATCTAGAACAACAAAATTATCCAATAGACGTTATTAAAAATTTAAAACAGTATAGAAACATCGATACAACTTTAGATAGTTTCACTGAGCATTTTGAGACTGAGTATTTGAATAAATTTCCGTCTGCAATCTTAGCAGATAAGAGATTGTTGATTAATACTATTAAACAATTTTACGTCAACAAAGGCAATCAAAATTCCTATAGATTTTTGTTTAGAGTTTTGTACAATGAAGATATATCATTTTATTTCCCTGGGGATGATATTTTAAGAGCTTCTGATGGTAAATGGATTAAAAGGACTGTTATTAAAGTCCAATTAACGAACTCCTCCGATGTTGAAGGTAAAGATGGTAAGTATGTTACAGGAGTAACATCTAAAGCTAATGCAGGGATCGAGTCTATTATAGTGTATAGTGATAGAGGTGTGTTAGTTGCTGAGATAGAAGTCAACATTCTAGAAGGATCCTTTATTAGCGGCGAATATGTTCAGATTGATTCTGCTCAATACAAACTATTAGATTGTTATAATTCAGCTAACATAACAACAGCAGGATCTGGATATACTATAGGAGATCTTTTAGATATCAAGGATCCTTCGAACAACGTTATTGGTGTGGCTAAGATATCTCATACAAGCAGAGGCAAAGTCTCTGCTATCAATGTAGATGAGGGAGGGCTTGGATATAATGGAAATATTAAAATTGTAGACGAGTTTAAATATCTCCCTATAAACTATACTTGGAATTCCATGGTTCTCAATAATACCCCTATTTACAGTTCTGTAGGATACAATTTTTCCAATAAACCTATTAACTTTGCTATAGATTCAGTAGAATTCTTAGGAGAAGGCGACTTAGTATCCGTGAAAGATTCTTCAAACTCTTCGGGATCAGGAGCTTTTGGTATAGTCCAAACTGTAGACGGCGGAGGATCGATCACTAGCATTGTCATGTTAGACCAAGGAGATCAATACGAAACTCCCAAAGCTTCTGTAATATCGACAACTGGATCTGGAGCTGTATTGACAGCCGTTGGTGGCGGTGGAGGAATCAAAAAGATTAAAATAGAGACCTTCCCTGTAAGGAAATCTACAGATACAGGAATCCATATAGACTTCACTTCAGAAGGCGACGGTAATGCAGCAGCAGCTCTGGGATACGGTTCAACTAGTGAATACCCTGGCTACTGGATAAACGAAGACGGTCATTTATCTTCTAATAAAAAATTGCAGGATAATTATTTCTATCAAGATTTTTCTTATGTTATTAAAGTATCCAAGCCTATAACTGAGTGGATAGGAGCAATTAAGAATATTATACATCCTCTGGGAACCAAGGTGTTCGGAGAAATCGAAAAAATATCTACGAACTCCATTAAAATATCTCCTTCAAATTTCATAACAGATTTCGTTTTAGGATATAGAACAGGGCTGTCTATAGGATCTTCTATAGACATTCAATTGTCTTCTAGAACATCAGCTGTAGCTGAAATAAAATGGTCAGACGACACACTAATGTCTTGGGGCAATGGAACGGGAGTAACTTATACGGTTATAGCTACTGCTACTCAGTGGGCAGACGAAACGTTGATTGGATGGGCAGATGCTAATGAGATGTCTTGGAGCGCTCCTTAACCCCTATAAATAATTAAGAGGTATAATCTAACATGGCATCATTATTAAATATTCAAGCAAAATCTAGTATAGCACAATCTTTCATCGATTCATTATCATCTGATAATTATTATATGACATTGGGTAAGACTACTGCATGGCCCAACGAGAGTATTCCTGGGAATATTACAAATTCTATGAATGATACTTTGAGTGTTCTTAATAGTATTTTTGCAATGAAGAAGATAGGATCATCAAATTCGTGTTTGGTTATTCCTCGAGTTAATTGGACATCAGGAACAGTATATGCTCAATATAGCCCGAGTGATTCTTCTTTATACTCTAAAAATTTCTATGTCTTGACAACAGATATGAATGTTTACAAATGTTTGAGTAATGCTGACGGGTCATCGTCAACTTCAAGACCTACTGGACAGTCAACTTCTCAGATCATTACGGCTGATGGTTATACTTGGAAGTTTTTATATAATCTTTCGTCATCTGTTCAGGTAGATTTCTTGAATAGTGTATATCTCCCAGTCCCCTCAGGAGATAAGAGAACATCTCAACAAATTCTAGTAGAAAATACTGCAGCTTATACAACAGGAAGCCCTGCAGGAGGCCATGGTCGTAATGCTGCATGGGAACTGGGAGCAACTAAGATAATAGTATCTCAAAAGTTCGAAGGAAGTGAAAGTGATATTATAGATGCTTCTGTATCGTATAGAGAAGTTGGATTGATCAGAGACGTTAAATTACTTTCCGGAGTAGATGCTAACGGAAGTGTTTATTCGGTCAACGACACAAACTCTACGATAGATATTCATACAGGACAATTGGTATATGTTGAGACTATTACACCAGTCCAAAGAAACTCCGATCAGACAGAAACCGTTAAAATCATTATAGACTTTAACCTATAAATAAAATAGTACACATAATAAACGCGAGTTGCAGATGACATTAAATAAGAATACGTATCCATACTTTGACGACTACACTGATTCTAAAAAATATTATCAGATTCTATTTAGACCAGGAATCGCAGTGCAGTCTAGAGAGCTTATTCAACTGCAAAGTATTCTTCAAAACCAAATTAACAAGTTTGGATCTTCTATTTTTAAGGAAGGTTCTATGGTTATTCCTGGGGAAATGTTTATATCCACAAACACTCCTTATATTAAACTTCAAAACCAATTTAATTCTTCTAATATAAGCGTATCAAATTTTTTAAATAAGCAAATTATAGGTAGAACGTCTGGAGCTGTTGCTACTGTCACTGATGTTGTATCCAAAGAATTAACAGATCCAAATACATTATATGTTACATATAAAACAGGTTCATCTGCACAATCCTTTACAGGGACAACCACAGCAACTTCTAAGATTATTACTGGTATTAATATCGATACATCTTCTATTTCTGTAGGATCTATTGTATCTGGTACAGGTATTCCTAGCAATACATATATTAGCAGTATAAACTCATCTTCTCAAATCACTCTATCAAATGCAGCCACTGCTTCTGGATCGTCTGTCTCATTGACTTCTACTACCACAGACAGTTTCATAGACGGCGAACAAATTGACACTATTACAACAGGATCAGAGGTTGTTTACAGTGCTCTGTTGGCTACTACAGGATCAACCGGAGTTGGCTCTAAAGCAGTTATTCGTAACGGTGTATATTATATAAACGGATATTTTTGTTTGGTAGAAGAACAAACATTGATTCTGGATAAGTATTCGAATACTCCTAGTTATAAAATAGGATTAAGATATACAGATCAATTCATTACAGAAGAAGATGATATATCTTTAAATGATCCTGCAACAGGATCAACAAATTATTCAGCACCAGGCGCTCATAGATATTTTATTGATACCGTCCTATCAAAATATTCTTTGACTGAAGTTGTCCCCGCTAACTTCGTACAGCTTGCTGTTGTGGATGAAGGAATTATTCAGACTATTGTAAACAAAACTGAATATTCAGAGATTGAAAAAACATTAGCTAGAAGAACATTCGACGAATCTGGAGACTATACTGTTAGAGCATTCCCTCTACAGATCAAAGAACATCTCAACACAACTTCTAATTTTGGTTTATATACAGCTTTAAATGGCGGAGATGATAATAAATTTGTATATTCTCTAGAACCAGGTAAAGCTTACGTTAAAGGATATGAAATAGAAAAACAATCTACTACATATATAGCTTCTCAAAAACCTCGTACGACTATTACAAAACAGAATCAAACATATAACGCATCATTGGGGTCGTATGTAACAGTAGATTCTTTAACAGGAACTTTTGATCTAACATCATTACAATCTGTTAATTTATACTCAGCTACAAATGCTGGAGGGTCTGTAGTAGGAACAGCTAAAATCAGATCTCAAGAGTTTGTATCTGGAACTCCAGGAAACTCTGCTGCTGTTTATAAGCTATGGTTATTCGATGTTACAATGTCTAGTGGATCATTTTCGAGCGTTCGCTCAATAGGAACATCTGCAACATCTAAAGGGAACTTAATTCTTGTAGATTCTCAAGCTGTTTTGTTTGAAGCGTCTAATCAAATTCCTATTTTACCATTCCCAGAATACGCTATTAAAACATTCAAAGATTCTTCTAACAATGTGGATATAACATATTCAGTTAAAAGATATCATACAGGGACCATGTCAGGGTCTAGCATAACTTTAACAGCAGGTTCCAATGAAGTGTTTGAGTCGTATGATGTTTTAAGCTATCATTTATCTATTACAACAGCATCAGGAACAGCTACGGGAAATGGATACTCAGCAGGGAGCATTATTAATCTAGGAGGAGCAGGAAACTCTGTTGTTCTAGGAGGATCTCCAATAGGTAAACAGGTAACAATAAACGTTCCTAGTATTGCAGGGTCAACTGTAAAAATTATTTCGTCTGTTGCTAAAACAGGAAACCAACAAAAAACGAAAACTCTAACATCTAGAATTCAAAGCGGAGTTTCACATTCTAGTACTATTCAATTAGATAGAGCTGACGTGTATGATATTGTTTCTATTATAGACGATACAACATCTGCAAATATAACATCTAAGTATACTTTGGATAACGGTCAAAGAGACAGCTATTATGATAGAGGATCTTTGAAGTTTGTTGTTGGAAATTCGGTACCAGCTTCTACCGTTACGATCAACTATAGATATTTTGAACATGGATCTGGAGATTATTTCTCTGTAGATTCTTATAACGGTGTTATAGCCTATAAAGATATTCCAAGCTACCAATCATCTACAGGAGCAGTATATTCTCTTATCAATAGTTTGGATTTCAGACCTAGAATTAATAATGCAGGAACAGGATTTTCTGTGTTATCTGAGATTGTAGTTTCAGATAACAACATCACAGCAGACTATGAAGTATATCTTCCCAGAAAAGATAAAATATTCCTAGATTATAAAGGTAATTTTGTAGTTTCTACGGGAGTTCCTGGGATAAATCCTCAGCTTCCCTCTGATATATCTAATGCCATGGTATTGTATGAAGTTAGTTTAAATCCATATGTGTTCGATACTGCTGATATTACTATAAAGCCTATAGATAATAGAAGATACACTATGAGAGATATCGGGAAACTGGATAAGCGTATTTCTAATCTCGAATACTATACATCATTATCTCTCTTAGAAAAAAACACATCAGATTTGTTTATCGATGATGGTACAGGTGTCAACAGATTTAAAAACGGGTTTGTGGTAGACAATTTTAAATCTCATATTATAGGAGATGCTGCTCTTCTTGAATACAAATGCGCTATAGATAAAGAAAATGGCATTCTAAGACCTCAGTTTAAATCCAGCAACGTTGCCATGAACTATTCGCCATCCAAAAGCTCCAACGTTACTAAAACGGGTGATTTGCTGACTCTTCCGTATACTGTAGTTTCATATATCAATCAGCCTTCGGCATCTAAAACAGAAAATATCAATCCTTATGATGTTATCAATTGGACCGGTGTTATGACATTGTCTCCTAATAGCGATGACTGGTATGATACTGAACAGCTTCCAGATATCATTATAGAAGACGATGATGGTCAAGCTGATGCACTAGCTTCTCTAAACGGTCAGGTGATATGGAACGATTGGGTTACTACTTGGGCAGGCCAGACTTTATCTTCATCTACTACTTCTACATCTATATCAGAGAGTACCTACAACTCTATGGTATCAGACGGGACATCAGCATCTAGCGTTAATAAGTGGGGCCATGTTCCTGGTACAAGATTTGCAGGATCTACTTATTCTTTAAATAGAACCACCGAGGTTAAGGAAGTTGGACAATCTCGTACAGGGTCTTTACTGTCTGTTGTTGAAAGCACGAACACTCAAGTTATAGATAATAAAGTTTTAAACACTTCTCTAATTCCTTATATCAGATCTAAAGATATTGTTTTCAATGTTAAAGCGCTGAAACCTAATACAACAGTATATCCTTTCTTTGATGGTATAAACGTCCTTAGTTATACTAAACCTCTTGGAGGGTCTTTAGGATCTCCTTTGGTTACAGATTCTGCAGGAGAAGTATCTGGAATATTCTCGATACCTAATAATAGTTCTATTAAATTTAGAACAGGCCAAAGAATTCTTAGATTAACCGATTCTGACACCAACACAAGCTTTGCTAGTTCAACATCGGCTGATGGATTATATACAGCCACAGGAGTTCTTCAATCTACGCAGAAGACTATTCTATCTACTAGAACAGCTCAACTCGTAACTTCTACTGTAAGTGAAGATCGTACTAGTGTTGAATCTATTACTTCTGATTCAGTTTTAAGAACTAAGTGGGCAGATCCTTTGGCCCAAACATTCTTAGTTAATTCTGAAGGAGGAGTCTTCTTATGTAAAATTAACATATTCTTTGCATCTAAAGATTCTAAGAATATTCCTGTTAGATTACAGATTAGAAATACTGTTAATGGATACCCAGGACAATATGTAGTACCTTTTAGCGAAGTCGTTCTAGATGCTTCTGATGTTTTGGTGTCTGCTGATAGTTCTGTAGCTACTTCTTTCACTTTTCCGTCTCCTGTATATCTCCAAGACGGCACAGAATACTGCTTCGTATTACTATCCAACTCTGTAGAGTATAATATATGGGTATCTAAGACTGGGGAGTTCAATATCCTTACAGGAGAAAGAATATCCAAGCAACCTTATGCAGGAGTATTGTTTAAATCTCAAAACGCTTCTACATGGACTGCAGATCAAGAAGAAGATATTAAATTTGAAATCTTTAACTGTCAGTTTAGCACATCTGTCGTAGGGTCAGCTATACTAGAAAACTCTATACCTTCTAGTTCTACATTGATATCTAATCCTTTATACACTGTATCTGATTCTAACAGCACTATTGTTACTGTTATCCACGCTAACCACGGATTTAAAACTGGAAATACAGTAACACTATCTGGGATCGTAGGAACTCAAAATGGGATATCTGCTAGCGTTTTAAACGGCTCTCACGTTGTTACGGTATTAGATATGGATTCTTACACGTTCCAAGTATCTTCTGTGGCAACTTCTACTGGTTCTTGTGGAGGATCTTCAGTAGTAGCTACTCAGAATATTGTAATGGATGTAGGAAACTTTAATGCTCAAACTTTAGTATTTCCTGGTACTTCTTTAGGAACATCTATTAAAACTAGAAATCTTGGAGATACTTTAGATTCGTCTTATACTGATATTAACGTCAGCGAAAATATAGTGTTTACTGAGCCTAGGATCATCTATAGCGATGATAACAACACAGACATAGATGTTATCATTAGGAATTCTTTTGCCACATCTAATCCTAATATATCTCCTGTTGTAGATCTTCAGAGATCCTCGTTAATTACTGTATCCAACAGAATCAATAATAACTCTACAGATGAGCTTGATCCTAGATCAGGAGATGCTATAGCTCGTTATATAACAAAAAGAGTTGTTTTGAATGATCCGGCTACATCACTAAGAGTATATCTGACAGCTATAAGAGATAATACAGCGACTATTAAAGTGTATGCTAAGTATCTTGCTGATGATAATCAAAGTGAGAATTTCGATGACCAATCTTACGTAGAGATGACAGCTTTAACTTATCCAGCATTCAATAGTGAATCGTTTAAAGATTATACTTTTGAAATAAATAATATTTCTCCGTTTAGTATATTCGCAATCAAGGTTGTTATGTTGTCTCTCGAGACTTCTGATGCTCCTCAGATTAAAGATTTTAGAGCTATTGCTCTTGCAACATAGAAGGAATATTTTTAACATGCTATTAAAAGTAGAAGATCATATTAATCTAGCTAGAGACTCTCGTAGTAAAGCTATCATAAATACTTCTAGTGAAAACTATAGAATAGCTTTGGAATCTAAGGAGAAACGTATGTCTTTAGATCATAAGTTTAAATCTATAGACAATGAAATTCTTTCAATTAAAAATGATATTTCTGCTATACTCGAAATCTTAAGAGAAAAATAATTAGATGGCTAATATACCTTTACTAACACTAACAGGAACAACATGGTCTACTTTCGGAGACATGGCGTCTGCTGTTAATACTGTTATAGGAAGAGTTAATACTCTAGGTGAAAGTAGTAGCGTTTATATCACAGGGGGAACTGTAGACGGAACTCCTATCGGATCAGTGACTCCTTCTACAGGAGCATTTACAAATCTTACTGTAGATACAACACTCACTTTAACAGGAGCGTCCATAGTATTGTCCAACGACAGTATTTCAGGAGATGCTATCGACGGTGGTACTATCACAGCAGATTATATAGAGCTTAATTATGCTCCTACTACATCTAACCATGCTACAACAAAAGCTTATGTAGATTCCAGTGTATCAGCTCTACAAACACAAATCATAGCTTATTCAATGATCTTTGGAGGATAATTTTGAGTTCTAACGTATTTAAAAACAAAGTAGCCAGCAACATAGGGACATCCTCGGTAGCTGTGTATACAGCTCCTACAGGAAAGACTGCGACTATTATAGGACTATCTCTCGCTAATAAGATTTCTAGTGATATCACTTGTGATATCACTCTTACAGATACTTCTACAAGCACTACAGTGTATCTGGTAAGAAGTGCTCCGATTCCAACAGGAAGTTCTCTTGTTGCTATTGGAAAGGATCAAAAGGTTGTGGTTGAGAATGGAGATATCATATCAGTAGTATCTAGCGATACTTCTTCTATAGATGTTGTGATGTCGGTAATGGAATTGGATAACGGAGTTTAATAGTGTCATACGTAGGTAGAGAACCCCAATTTGGTGAATATATAGTTGCAGATTCTATAGCTCTTTTACAAAACGGCGTTCGTACAAATTTCCCCATTACTTCGAATGGGGAACCTGTTGTTATGGGTACCGTTAATGCTTTATTTTTAGCAAAGAACGGATTGACACTATACCCTCTAGATGATTTTCTTGTAGGAGGAGATTCTACATCTATAGATTTTATAGTTCCTCCTACTGCTATTGATGATATTAGTATTAGAGTTTTGGGAAACGTTTTTGATACTCTAACAGTTGAAGATAATGTTGTAACTTCATCTAAAATTCAGAATAGCGCAGTCACATCTGCTAAACTAGCAGATAATGCTGTAACAGCTTCTAAAATTGCTGATAATACCGTCACGTCAACTAAGATATCTTCTAATGCTGTAACAGCTTCTAAAATTCTAGATGGATCAGTTTCGACAAACAAGTTAATAGATGCGTCGGTTAACAATGCTAAGTTGGTCGACGGAGCAGTATCGTACGTTAAAATATCCTCATCATCTATCACGAATACTCCTAATGATATAGTTATAGGAGCAGTTGGGAAATTGGTTGACGCCGCTACGTTAAAATCCTTTAAAGGAACTCCTCCTATTTTTAGATTGAGACAACAATACTCAACCGGAGTAGCAGGAGGCCAAAGAGCTAATGCTAATCAGTGGGAAGATAGTAATTTAGCAGGAGGAGTTATTCTCAACACTCTGCATACTAATAACATTACAGGAGCCGCTCACAACTCGTCCAATGGGCAATTTACTCTACCTACAGGCACTTACATTTTAGATGGGTGGAAATTTTTTCACAATGTAGGGCAATGTAAATTCAGATTCTATAATATTACAGATAATAATGTACTAGCTTATTCGGTTTCTGGGTGGGCTAGTGGAGCTGCAGGGCACGACAGAACACCGATTGAAAACTTCGTGTTCACCCTAACAGCTCCTAAAACGTTTAAGTTTCAAAGCTGGGTAGCAGGGACATCTGGGATTAATCAAGATCTAGGTATTCCAGGAAACGATGGAGTATCGCCTGAAATATATGCAGATTTTACTTTTGAAAAAATAGCATAATATAAATATATTGGTAATTAGGAGAATATAATAAAATGATTCAGTCAATCTGGGGATCAACTCAAAGAACACCTTCAACTACTATGAGGATTCCTGTAGACATGAGCTCGTCTTCGTCTCCTGGTCATGTTACTGGTTTAGACATTGTAGACTTTATTTTGACTCCTCAAACAGGCAATAACGGTAAATTCGTCACGACTGATGGGTCTAGTGTCAGTTGGACATTTATTACAGAATCCAAACTAACAATCTCGGACACGACGACTAACGATGCTTCTACCACAAAACACGGATTTCTTCCTAAACTTTCTGGAGACGCTGATACAGTTTTAGACGGTAATGGTGTATATTCTAGAATTATAGAATGTATAGGGATATCTCCTTCAGATGAAACCACTGATCTGATTACGGGAACTTCTAAAGTAACTTTCAGAGCTCCTTATGACTTTACTATTACTGATATCAAAGCTAGCCTAACATCAGCAGCAACTGGATCTAGTTTGATAGCAGATGTTAATGTAAATGGATCGTCTATTCTATCAACAAAACTATCGATTGATGCTGGAGAGAAAACCAGTAAAACTGCAGCAGTCCCTCCTGTATTATCTTCTACTACATTGACCGACGATGATGAGATATCTGTTGATATTGATCAAGTGGGATCAACCTTTGGTGGTAGAGGATTGAAAATATACATTCTAGGATATAGAAACGCTTAGTTCCTTTTTATAAATATACTTGATATAAGAAGAGGAATATTTATAAATGGCTAGCACATTCAATCCGGTAGTTTTAAATTTCGACGGAAATCCAGCTCCAAAGATAAGAAAAAATACTACTTGGGAAGTCAACTTGACCTGGAAAGACTCTACAGGAGCTTTAGTAGATCTTAGCTACTATACAGCCCATATGCATATCAGAAAAAATTCCCAATCGATTACAACAATTCTAGATCTATCTACGTCAAACAGTAGAATATTTTTGACAGCTCAGGGAAATATTAAATTAAAACTATCACCATCAGCCACTTCCAATGTGCCTGCAGGTAAATATCAATATGATTTGGTACTGACCGATACTTCTTCTATAGATACTAACGGAGAAGGTATGGGAACCTTTCCGTTGTTCGTCGGAGAAATCAACATAGATGATAGCATTACAAGAGAGACCTAATGTCAAACATATTAACTCTTCAACAAACATTTAATACCCTAATATTCAATAGATCTTCTCTCGAAGTTGTATCTTTAAATGCTCAGGGTCCTAGAGGACCTAGAGGTCTGCAAGGATTGACCGGGTCACAGGGACCTTCAGGATTATCAGCATATCAAATAGCTGTTAATAATGGATTTGTAGGAACTGAACAGCAGTGGTTAGACAGCCTTCAGCCTGATACAGCAGTAACATCTGTCAATGGACAGACGGGGACTGTTGTGTTGACAAAGACTACTATAGGGTTAGGAAACGTAGACAATACGTCGGATGCAAACAAACCTATATCTACAGCAACTCAAACAGCTTTAAATAATACGCAACCTCTGTCTACAGTTCTTACAAATACTACAGCAAGCTTCACTACAGCAGATAAAACTAAGATAGATTCCATCCAGTCTAATGCTGAAGTTAATAACGTTTTTATTCAAGCAACAGCACCAGTCACGTCTATAAATAAGTATATGTGGATCGATACCAGTGGTGGAGACCTTACTATTTGGATAGAAGACGGAGTTTAATATGGCAACAAGAAATTTATTTGGAGATCTTGCACTAGATACTAGTGTAACCGCTGTTAAAACGTCCGTAGATGCTGTTAAAACCAAATTAGACACTGGTATAACGGTTTCTCTGGATTCAACGTCTCTAAGCGCATTAGAATCGATAACTGCAGTAGGACCTCTAACAGACACCCAATTAAGAGCAACTCCGATAGTTATTTCGGACGGAGCTGGATCAATAACCGTAGACGGAACTGTTTCTATATCCGGATCAGTTCCTGTAACAGGGACATTCTGGCAAACAACTCAACCAGTTAGTTTAGCTAACGTTCCGTTAGCTACTGGAGCTTCGACATCGACTTTACAAACTACTGGAAATACGTCTCTAGCCTCTATAGACACAAAACTATCAGGAAGTATATCCGTAACAGGTCCTTTAACGGATATTCAGCTTAGAGCTACAGCGCTTCCAGTATCAGCAACAACTTTACCTCTTCCTACAGGAGCAGCTACACAAACCACCTTAGCTGCCATTGATACAAAATTGGGATCAACTTTAACAGTAACAGGAACTCTTACAGATACTCAATTAAGAGCAACTCCAGTTCCAGTATCAATTTCAGGATCTATTCCTGTAACTATTGCTAGTGCAATAGAAATTACTAACGATGTTGGAAATGCTATTCCAGTATCAGGAACTGTAACAGCTAATGCTGGGACAGGGTTCCAGACAAATGCTTTAACAGACGCTCAACTGAGAGCTACGGCTGTTCCGGTATCTGGATCAGTTACCTTGAACTCTGGAACAGCCGCTATAGGAAAGCTTACGGCAAATGATGGCATAGACATTGGAGACGTTACAATCAACAATGCTTCTTTGGCAGTCACAGGAACATTCTGGCAGGCTACTCAACCGATTTCAGCAGCAGCTTTACCTCTTCCTACAGGAGCAGCTACTGCTACTCTACAGTCAACAGGTAATACTTCATTAGCTGCCATCGATACAAAATTAGGATCAACTTTAACTGTCAATACAGGACTATCTCAAGGTCTTACTGATGCTCAATTAAGAGCTACTGCTGTTCCTGTATCAGGAACACTTACAGTCAATACAGGACTAACGGATGCTCAATTAAGGGCAACTCCGATAGTTATTTCAGACGGAGCTGGATCAATAACCGTAGACGGAACTGTTGAACTTGGAGCTACTTCTTTAGCAGCTTTAGAAAATACAACAGTTACATTGTCAGGAACCGTTCCACTTCCGACTGGAGCTGCTACAAATGCTAAATTGGATGAAGTTATTACAGCCGTCAGTGGAATATCTGGAGGTGGCAGTGGCGGGTTAACAGACACTCAATTAAGAGCATCTCCTTTAAACGTATCATTGTCCACAATTCCATTGGCAACCGGAGCCGCTACAAATGCTAAATTAGACGAGGTTGTAACTGCTATTAGCGGAATATCTGGAGGAGGTCCTTCTGGAGGCCTTACAGACGTTCAACTAAGAGCATCTCCAGTTGTAGTGAGCTCAGTCACAATAGAAGATCTAGTGCAACAAATGGCTGATATGACCGCTATTATGATGCAAATGCTGAACTACATGAAATCTTTAGGGAACGTAGACTCTGGATATAGACAGAGAGTAGCTGTAGATACTATGCCTACAGTTGCTACTACGGTATCATCAGGAACACTTACAACCGTTTCAGCTGTAACAGCAGTTACCACAGTCAACAACACAGCGCAGGTAGCAGGATTTGGACTTCAACAGTTCCAAGCTCCTTCAAACACTGCATACAACACCGGAACCCTTCCATATTTAATAGAGGTATAACATGGCACTAACTAATCGTATGAATAATATTGTGAATCTTCCTAACTGGCAACAGTTGAACTTTAACCCCAACACAACAGTGTCTTCAGCTCTATCAGCTACTTGTTATCCTGATAACGGAAACTTCCACCCAGAATACAATAGGCTAATGAACTATTTGTTGGGATCGGGTTCCTATTGGCAGTATGATACTTGGACAGATTCTTATCAACAGTTATCGTCTCCCCCAATTGCTCCAGCGACATATTCTTCTTTGAAGTTCAGTGGAGCATACGGATTTGAAGGTAGGGTGTTAGCAGCAACTTCAAATACAATTACAATACCTCATTATTCAGGAAAATCTCTGAAAGGATTTGAAGTTAGAATTTTTTCAGGAACAGGTAAAGGTCAACAAAGAATGGTTACTGATGTAGGTAACGTCATTGTTGGAGATACTGGTGTTGTAACTGCAGCTACTGCCACATCGATTACAGATACAACCAAAGCTTGGGCAATCAATCAGTGGGTAGGATACCAAATAAGAATAGCATACGGTACGGGTATATCCCAAGTACGTAGAGTGCTGTACAACGATGCTACATCTATTACGTTTGTCGACGTCAACAGATATGCAGTAGACAACCAATGTAATCCAATGGCTCCTTCTCCAGCTCTATCAGCCACAGCAGGTGCTCAATCTATATACACAATAGAATCCGCTATAGCTACAGTAGAAACAGCTTGGGACATCACTCCAGACGAGACTTCGAGGTTTAGATTCCTCAGTGGAGCTGAGGTAATGTTGTCAGGAGCAGCAGGTGCTCCTTTCTACACTCTTCAAGTCAGAGATAAAATTTCAGATACTTGGTATATTAGAACAGCATGTTCTAACTTATTTACTGCAGTCGGGACAGATGGTACTGTAGAAAGAACTACTGAAAATGCATCTGTATGGGAGTTAGGTATTGCTACAGGTAGCCACACTACCACAACTCTTCAAGATACAACTAAAAACTGGACAGTTAACTCTTTAGCTGGTAAGTATATGTTTATATACTCTGGGACATCTTCTGGAAGTATTAGATTGATCGCGTCAAATACTGCTAACACCCTAACATGGGCATCAGCATTGGGATCAGCTCCTACAGCTACAAGCAGATATAAAATTGTAGGATTTGATGCTGGTACAGCATCAAATGGATCAACTACAACTCTAGTAGACTCAACTAAAACGTGGGCTACCGATAGATGGAAAAATTATATCGTCAGAGTTTTAAGCGGAACTGGTATAGGACAAACTGCATCGATATCGTCAAACACAGCAACTACTTTAACATTCTATAGACCTCTAGGAACAGCTTTAGATAGCACTTCAGTATATTCTATAGAAGGTGATAAGGATAACGTATATATCTTCCAAGGAGGTCAAGCAGCTTTAGCTCTACATTCTATAGAATCTGATATTGCGACGTTTGGAAGATCTACCGATGACGGGTTAACTAGAATCGGGTCAGCTCAGTATGGAGAGTTTCCCGCTGTTCCAGTTACATCTATTGCAGGAGCAACCGCAACTAAGACTGTTACAACAGCTATTCCTCACGGATTTAAGACTGGGTGGACAGTGTCTCATAAGGGTGATACTGGAGCTTCAGCTGTTCAAAACAACATATCAGCAGTCATTACTGTAACTGGTGCTACTACATATACATACACAGCAACTGGATCTACTGCAGCAGCAACATACGGAACCCTATCTACTACAGTATTGATAGACGCTACAAAGAACTGGACAGTAAACGAACATGCCAATAAAGTATGCTATTTCACCACAGCAGCTCCTGCTGTAGGTACTGGCGCAGCTACTATGGTTGCTATGGAGATTGCGTCTAATACAGCTAACTCTCTAACGTTTAAAACCGCTACTACAGCTCCAGTAAATGGTGTTAGTAGATACTCTGTATGCTCCAGACCTGCTATAGGAGCTTTAGATTCTGGCATAGCTACAGGTACACAATCTACAACTACTCTCCAAGACACTTCCAAAACTTGGGTAGTAAATATTTGGGCTGGTAGAAAACTTAAAATGATATCTGGTACAGGTCAGGCTATCGAAATTGCTATAGTATCAAACACTTCAAACACTCTAACGTTTGGTATCACAACAGCTCCAGTAGCAGCTTCTACTTCGTACAGCATTCTCGGAGCAACCACAAAAGGTCCCGGTATCAACTCTTGTTGGAACTATGGTACTACAGACACTGCTAAAGCAGGCCGAAATATCATTATTCCTAGAGGTGGTGGTGTTCAGGGATTCGACTCGCTAGATATACCTACAGACACTTGGACGCTATTGTCAACCTCTCCTCAGATAGAAACTTTATCTACAGGTACAATGACATCATACGACGGAGCTGATAGGTTATACTTCACTAAAGATGCTACTATGAGATTCTATTATATAGACTTAGTTTCCAATAGAATATTTGGAGCAGGCATTGCTCCTGTAATTGCTGCCGGTGCTGCTACTATTGGAAACCGTATGGAGATTTTAGAGACTAAAGACGGTATCAAATATCTTTGGGTCAATAGACACTCGAACGCTGATAACTTTAGAACCCTTATACACTGGTAGGATTTAGATGATTCCAACAAACAAACAAGAGTTTTCTGAATACTGCCTTAGAAAACTCGGACATCCAGTTATACAGATAAGCGTTACAGCAGATCAGATAGACGATCGTATAGACGAATCGTTGTATCTGTTTTATGAGCAACATTATAATGCAACTGAAGAAGTTGTTATAATGTATCCTATTACTAATTTAGATCTAGCTAATCAGTTTATAATACTTCCTAGTGATGTAGTAGGAGTTGTCGAAGTTCTCAGACCTCAAATGTCTTCCGGAGCTTCTTCGTTGGATTATCAAGCTTTTATTAATGAGGTATATTCTTATACATCTCCTTATATATACGGAGATATGACATATTACTATATGACTGAGATGAGACTTACTCAAATGAAAAATCTTCTTGTTCCTGATAGAAGATTTAACTTTAACTACTTGTCTCATAAACTAATAATTGCAGGAGGCCTAGCTGATTCTTATAGAAAAGATGGATATCTTCTGATTAAATGTCTCAAAAAGCTCCACGGAGATGAGAGCACTCTACAAGATACTAACGATATAGTTTATAATATTTGGAGAGATAAGTGGCTTCAAGAATATGCTACAGCGATGATCAAACTTCAATGGGGGCAGAATTTATCTAAATACCAAAACGTGCAGCTTCTTGGAGGAGTTTCTATGAACGGAAACCAAATCAAAGAAGAAGCTAAACAAGAGATCAAAGATTTAGAAACAGAACTATCTACAGTATACCAATTACCTATAGATTTTTCAATGGCATAGCATGACAGTAAATTCGTTTTTTAACAATGGACTAGGAGTAGGTACTGCTTCCGAACAGGATTTAGCAGAGTCTCTTATCATTGAATTAATTCAAATGTCTGGCCATAACTTTTTATTCATTCCTAGAGACAGATTCTTGGAAGATAAATTGTTTCAAGAAATTCCTACAGAGAAATATTCTAGCTATAAACAACTAGAAATGTATATTGCCAATGTTACAGATCTCGGCGGTCAGGGTGAGATATTTTCTAAATTTGGTTTAGAAGTAGATGACACTGTAGACCTCGTAGTTGCTCGTAAAAGATATCATGAAGAAGTTAGCCCCGATGCTCCTCATGCAGGAGATCTTATATACTTTCCATTAACCAAACATCTTTTTGAGATTAAATTTGTCGACGACGAGCCGGGAGGAATTTCAGGATTAAATCAGTTCTATTCTCTTTCTAAACTTTACACTTATATGTTTAAATGTACTCTATATAGATATTCTTACGACGAGTTCGATACAGGGATAGATATTTTAGATAACCAACTCGATCCTGATATATTCTCCGATCAGGGAGTTTCAAATCACCATGAAGTTATAGAAGAAGAGGCTGCTGCAGCTTTAGATTGGTCAGAGGATAATCCTTTTGGAGAAACTACAGGAGGAATTTAATGTTTGCTAACCAAACCACTTTATACTTTGCTTCTATAAGAAAGCTTACTGCTGCTGTAGGATCTATATTCAACAATATAACAATATCGAGATATTCTGATCTAGGAGGAACTGGTACAAAAATACGTACGTTAAAAGTTCCTTTGATGTATGCTACTGGAGACAAATCGTATGTTTTCGAGGAACAGCACAATCCAGCTCAGTCTAGTGTGCAAACAAAAATATCATTCCCTAGAATATCATATCAGCTTATAGACATGGAATACGATCCTACTAGGAAGCTTCCTACGATGAATAATACTATAGCTGCAAAATCTACAGATCCTTCACAATATATAAATCAGCTAACTCCTGTTCCTTATAATTTTATATACGAAGTTTATATAGGTTCAAAAACCATAGACGACGGTCTACAGATTATCGAACAGATTCTTCCAAACTTTTGTCCATCGTACACTCTTACAGTGAAAGAGATTCCTCAGTTGAATATATCTAGAGATGTTCCAATTATTTTCACTGGGATATCTAAAGAGGATTACGTAGAAGGAGCCTTTGAAGATGAACGAATCCTTATGTGGACTCTGACGTTCTCTGCTAAATCCTATCTATATCCTAATATATCTGATGCTAATATCATTAAGAAGGTTCTAACTTCGATATATACTAATGTAGAAATGACTGTAGAGTCTAAACAAGAAATTATACAAGTGTCTGTTGACCCTATAAATGCTGATGAGACTGACGATTGGACAGCAGCTACAGTTGTATATGATCAGGACCATATAGATTCAAATGGAGATCCTATTGGATAACAATAATACACCAGAGCAAAAGTCTAAAATTATTTCACAGCTAGAAGAAGCCTTGGGTATAAAACCTCAAGAAACCCAACAAGATGTTTCTATAGTTCCCTATAAAGAATCTAAAGACAATTCTCATAACGATGATTACGAGTTTACTAGAAACACCCAAAAGGAATTGTATAAACTTGGATTCTCTTCGTTAGCAGAATTAAAAGAGCTCGCTGTAGAAACTTCGGATGTTAAATATTTTCAAGCTCTTGCAGCTCTTTTAGCTACCATGAAAGATGTTTCTGGAAGTGTTGTTCAAGCAGCTAAAACTAAATCTGAAATTGAATTAAATAAATCTAAAATAGGTATTCAAAAGGAAGCGGTTATTAACGGAAATATAACTCAAACCAACCAATCTATATTTGTGGGGTCTGCAGCAGATTTGTCAAAATTCTTAGACGAAAATAATGCTACTCTAGATAATATAGAGAATGTGATCATAGAGAATGCTTCATCATAAAACTTCTCCGGACCATTACCTAGGTAATATAAATCTGAGAGCTGCTAATTATAAGTATTCATACACTCTCCATGAGATTAAAGAGTATATAAAGTGTAAAAACGATCCCATACACTTTATCAAAAATTATATAAAGATTATACATCCCGATAGAGGATTAGAGTTAATGCAACTCTATCCGTTTCAGGAAGAGATGGTTAGAGCTTACTGGAAGGACTTAAATGTTATAAGTCTTACTGGAAGACAGATGGGCAAATCTACAACGTTCGCAGCATTTTTATGCTGGTATGTTATTTTCACTCCTTCTAAATACGCGATTGTTCTAGCTAACAAGCTTGGAACCGCTAGAGAGATATTTTCAAGATTTCAATTAGCCTATGAGAATCTTCCTAAATTTCTCCAACAAGGGGTTAAAGAATGGAACAAGATGTCCGTAGAGCTAGAAAATGGATCCAAAGCTCGTTGTGCAGCTACGTCAGCAAGTGCTGTAAGAGGGCACAGCCCCCAACTCTTGTATCTTGACGAATATGCTCACGTAGCTAATAATACAGCCGAAGACTTCTTCACTTCAGTATTTCCTACACTATCTGCTGGTAAGGAAAATAAACTTATAATCACATCTACTCCTAAGGGATACAATCACTATTATAAAATTTGGAACGATGCTATTACAGGTAAGAACGGATACACTCATATACACGTTACGTGGGACGCTCACCCAGAGAGAGATGAAGCGTGGAGAGTCAAAGAGCTTGCAATGCTCGGAGAAGAAAAGTTTGCACAAGAACATCTAACAGAATTCTTAGGATCTACAAACACATTAATCAAAGGCCATTATATTAAGAATATGTCAGCAGACGTCCCACTATATGACACAGACGGACTGACAATATACAAACATGCTGAAGATACTCACCAGTATCTTATCACTTGTGACGTATCTAGAGGGACAGGAAACGACTTCAGTGCATACGTTGTTTTCGACGTTGCAAAATATCCTTTTGCCATAGTAGCTAAGTACAAAAATAATCAAATATCTACACAGGTCCTTCCAACGTTTTTATATCAAACAGCTAAAGCTTATAACAACGCTCTAGTCCTGGTAGAGACTAATGACAATGGTCAGCAAGTAGCTGATATTCTATTTTATGATTTAGAATACGAGAATGTAATTTTCATGACGGGAAATAAGCAACCGGGTTGCCGAACCACAAAAGCGACTAAACGACTTGGATGCTCAATATTCAAAGATATGATAGAGTCTCAAAAGCTTATTATAAACGATATTGACATTGTTTCTGAAATATCAACATTCGTTCAGCAGACTAATGATAAGGGATATGCAGCTGAACCAGGAAAACATGACGACTTGGTTATGTGTCTAGTTATACTATCATTTTTTACTACTAGAGACGAGTTTAAACTCAACAGTGATCTATCCCTTAGAAAAGAACTTATATCTCAAAATCAAAGAGCTATAGAAGAAAGTCTTCTACCGTTCGGTATATTTGACGACGGAACTCCAGACGAATCTTCAGTTGATCCGTGGACTCAGTGGTTAAATAGTTGATATAGTTATCAAATCCTTAATCATATAAATAATCATATAATATATATTTTGAAATTATTAAGGAGAATTAAATGGGATTTCAATTATCACCTGGTGTAGACGTCTATGAAACAGACCTAACCAACATCGTTCCTAATGTTAGTACTTCTTCTGCTGGTACAGCTGGTCAGTTTACATGGGGCCCCGTAGAAGAAGTTGTTATCGTTCCTAGCGAAGAAGATTTAGTTAGTTTGTTTGGTAAACCAAACTCGACTACATATAAAGACTTTATGTGTGCTGCTAGTTTTCTAGCCTATGCTAAAG